TCGCAAGATGTGGTCGAACATCGGCCTGAACAGCCCCAAGGGTCCGAACTGGGGAAACATGGGTCGCACCTTCGTTCGGGCCGCGCTCAACAGTGCCCGCCACATCCGTCCGCAGGACAACTCCCCGCAGGCCGCAGCCGCCCGCCGTATTGCCGGCTTTCATGAATTGGACGGGCTCGAGTTCGTCGCACGCATCGACGTCGAGAAGGACGGTCGCGGCGAACTCAAGAACGTGGTGAAGCTCGCGGTCGAGCCGGATGATCCCGACTATGCGCGGGGCAACGGCGCATCCGGCGCCAGTGGCGCGCCTACGCGCCCCACGGCTGCCTCGTTCGCCCCGCAGTCACCCGCAGCCGCACCTGCAGCAGCGGCGCCCGCACAGCGCCCCACAGCGCCCGGGAAACCGGCCTGGGCTCAGTGAGGGGGATGCGTGAAATGCTGGGTCTGCACACGACAGGCGCGCGGGTATGGCCACACGGACAACCGTCATGGCATCGGCCACCCGGCGCGCTACCCCATCGATTGGGTGTTTTGCTCGCGCCGGTGCCAGGACGTGTTCCACGCGCTTTACGGCAACTGGACGCGGGTCAAGGACGGCATCAAGCACAAGACGGAGGTCCCCATGATCGATCCGTCTGACATCGAGCTGGGCGCCATGAGGAAGTGCCTCAAATCTTTCGGCGAGGCCGCCGGTGATATCGGGTTCGACAAGCCCCTTGGGCACTACTCCGAGTCCGAGGCACTGCAAGTGATCGATGCCATCGTTACCTGCTACACCGAGGCGATGGTCGAACACCACGAGACGACCAAGTTTCCGCCCGTGCGGGGCATGGCGCCAACGCCGGATCCCATGGCGCCTGCTGTTGCCAATCCGTTCGCCGATCTGGAGGACGATCTGCCCTGGATTGATGGCAAGGAGGCGAAGCGATGATCGACTTCAACTCTTCCTCGAGCATCCCTGGACAGGTCACGTCATTGGTCGACGCGGGCCTGCAACGGATGCGAGCGTCGCAATCACCTCGGGAATACTTGGGCGCCTCCCGTCTCGGGGTGTCCTGCGAGCGCGCCCTCCAGTACGAGTTCGCCAAGGCGCCGGTCGATGCAGGTCGCGAGACCGACGGTCGGATCCTGCGGATCTTTGAGCGCGGCCACGTGATGGAGGACTGCATGGTCGCGTGGCTAAGGGCGGGCGGATTTGATCTGCGCACCCGAAAAGCCAATGGCGAGCAGTTTGGCTTCTCGGCAATCGACGGGCGACTCCAGGGTCACATCGATGGCGTGATCGTCGGCGGCCCAGACGGCTTTGCGTACCCCGCTCTCTGGGAGTGCAAGTGCCTGGGTTCCAAGTCCTGGCGCGACCTGGAGAAGAACAAACTCGCGGTCTCCAAGCCGGTCTACCACGCGCAGGTGGTGCTCTATCAAGCCTACCTGCAGTTGCATGAGCACCCGGCGATCTTCACGGCGATCAATGCCGACACGATGGAGATTTACACCGAGATCGTGCACTTCGATGCAGCACTTGCCCAGCGCATGTCGGACCGGGCGATCAAGGTGATCACGGCAACGGATGCCGGTGAACTGCTGACCCGCGCTTATCACGAGCCCACCCATTTCGAATGCCGGATGTGCGCGTGGCAGGACCGGTGCTGGAGGACAGAGCGATGAGCAACAAGAAAGCGCCTCTTGAACCGGTAGAGCCCATGATCGATGCCAAGCAGGCGGCAGCTGCGCTACGCCTTCCGTACTACTGGTTCGCCGACCACGCCATGCGGTCAAAGTACCGGATCCCCCATTACCTGATGGGAGGTCTGGTCCGATACCGGCTGTCGGAGCTTTCCAACTGGGCGATGCAAAGCTCGGCCGTTCTGGATCGTGACGAGCACGGCGCCGGGGAGTCCGAATGATTGACTTCAACGACACCCCCATATTGTCGGACGTCGATCGCCAGGCGCAGCGTGATCAGATCCGGTCTGACCTTATTGCACGACTGGAGTCCGTGCTCTTCTCGATGTTTCCCGCTGGCAAGAAGCGGCGGGGCAAGTTCCTGACTGGCGATGTTCTGGGTAGCCCTGGTGACAGTCTGGAGCTTGTTCTTGAAGGCGATAAAGCCGGCCTCTGGACGGATCGAGCCACCGGCGATGGCGGCGACATCTTTGATCTGATCGCTGCCCACCTTGGGGTGGACGCCCACACGGACTTCCCCCGGGTACTGGAAGCGGCTGCTGACCTGGTGGGACGCGCGCCGTCGACACCTTCACGAAAGTCCCGGAAGGATGCACCGGTTGACGATCTCGGACCCGCCACAGCGAAGTGGGACAATGTGGATGCGGCTGGCAGTTTGATTGCGGTCGTTTACCGCTACGACCCGCCAGGACGGAAGAAGGAGTTTCGGCCCTGGGATGCCAAGCGCCGCAAGATGGCACCTCCTGATCCCCGGCCGCTGTACAACCAGCCGGGCTTGGTCGGGGCCAGCCAAGTGGTCTTGGTCGAGGGTGAAAAGTGTGCGCAGGCGCTCATCGATGCTGGCGTCGTCGCCACCACTGCGATGCATGGCGCCAATGCTCCGGTCGAAAAGACGGACTGGTCACCGCTTACGGGCAAGGCGGTCCTGATCTGGCCTGACCGCGACAAGCCAGGCTGGGAGTACGCAGCGCAGGCGGCTCAGGCCATCTTGTCTGCCGGCGCGCGGACCTGCCACATCCTCTATCCGCCGGAGGAGGCTGCGGAGGGATGGGACGCGGCAGATGCCATCGCTGAAGGCTTTGACGTGGGGACCTTCCTCGTCCACGGCCCGCGCCTGCAGATGCATGACGTCACCGAAGACGACGCACCAGTGGCAACCACCGACGAGTCGGTCTGGGGCACGGAAGACGCGCTGGCATTGGCTTTCACGCGTCGCTATCACCGGGACTGGCGCTATGTCGCCACCTGGGGCCGCTGGCTGGTCTGGGACGGCTGTCTCTGGCGCACCGAGGACACGCTGGCTGCGACCGACCTGATTCGCAGCGTGTGTCGTCACGCCGCTCTCAAGGCATCCAACCCCAAGGTTGCTGCCAAGCTCGCGAGCGCCAGTACGGTGAGCGGCGTTGAGCGACTGGCACGCGCCGACCGGAGGCATGCGGCGACCACCGACGAGTGGGATGCCGACCCGTGGCTGCTCAACACGCCAGGTGGCGTGACCGACCTCCGCTCCGGCCGAAAGCGCGCTCACGACCGCGCCGACCGGATGACCAAGATCACCCCCGCCACCTCCGGTGGGGAGTGTCCGATCTGGCTGCAATTTCTCGACGAGGTGACGGGTGGCGACAAGGAACTGCAGGCCTACCTGCAGCGCATGGTTGGCTACGCGCTGACCGGATCGACCCGCGAACACGCCTTGTTCTTCCTCTACGGCACGGGCGCCAACGGCAAGTCGGTGTTCGTAAACACCTTGGCCACGATCCTGGGGGATTACGCGACCAATGCGCCGATGGACACCTTCATGGAGACCCGCACCGACCGACACCCCACCGATATGGCCGGGTTGCGTGGCGCGCGCTTTGTGGCAGCCATCGAAACCGAACAGGGTCGGCGCTGGGCAGAGTCCAAAGTCAAGAACCTGACCGGTGGCGACAAGATCGCAGCGCGCTTCATGCGTCAGGACTTCTTCGAGTTTTTCCCGCAGTTCAAGCTCTTCGTGGCGGGCAACCACAAGCCGGCGATCCGCAACATCGACGAGGCCATGAAGCGGCGCCTGCACCTGATCCCTTTCACGGTCACGGTACCGCCTGAAAAGCGCGACAAGCACCTGCAGCAAAAGCTGCTGGCCGAGCGCGACGGCATCCTCGCATGGGCTGTTCAGGGGTGCCTGGAGTGGCAGCGTATCGGGCGGCTGGAACCACCCAAGCAGGTGCTCGACGCGACCGAGGAGTACTTCGAGGCCGAGGATGCCCTCGGGCGGTGGCTGGAGGAGCGGTGTGTGATCGAAGCCAATGCCAAGTCGCTCACCGCCGAACTGTTCTCCGACTGGAAGCAATGGGCGGATTCGGCTGGCGAGTTCATCGGCTCGCAAAAGCGCTTCTCGGATCTCCTGCTAACCCGCGGGATCGAGAAATGGCGCAACACGACCGGGTTGAGAGGGTTTCGCGGGTTGGGTCTCAAGCACCCGCCAGCACCCAGCTACACCCCCTACTCGGACCACTGAACGCCTATGCCAATACATCGGACTGACGGATCTGACGCAGTTCCTCGTAACTCCCTATACGCGCATACGCGCGCGCCTCATGGGAAGTTTCGACGGAACCCGTCCGATCCGTCAGTCCCGTCAAAGAAAGGGACTGTGACCATGACTTCAACGATTCTTGCCCTCGATCTGGGCACCACAACCGGTTGGGCGCTGCGAGCGCGAGACGGTGACATCACGAGCGGCACACAAAGCTTTCGACCGCAACGCTTCGAAGGCGGCGGGATGCGCTTTCTGCGTTTCAAGCGCTGGCTCACCGAACTCAAGGCGCATGCCGATGGCATCGACGCACTCCATTTTGAGGAGGTGCGTCGGCATGTCTCGACCGATGCAGCGCACGCCTATGGCGGCTTTCTTGCCACGTGGGCTTCCCCCGAGATTCCAGACACCGAGATAAGGTGTAAAGATGGTCTCGGAGGTGTGGGATGGGTACTCGAAGGTT